CTACCCGACACACTATACATTCAACCAGGCCCAGGAGGAGCGCCACAAGTAGCTAATACAACAGGAAACTCAGGAGGTATAAGCTACGTAGCATTAGCACCATCAACAACAGCAACAACACTATTAGTTGCATCGTCAACAATAGCGGCACTAGGAGGAGCTTCGGCGGCAACGACGACTACAAATGCCGGTGGTGCAGGAGCAACCATATGGACAGTAGGATCCTCTCCCTTCACCTCACTAGGAGTCTTAAATTTAGTAGCAGGTGTAGCTGGCGGAGCATCCACAAATGCTAGTACACTCGCAATAACAAATGTACAAGCTCTAGGGACAGCTATAGTAACAGGAGGAGCAGGTGGTGGATCAACTAACAATATAACCCTAGGTAATTATACTGCAGCAGCAGGAGGTAGCATATTAAGTGCTAGTGTAGTTTTATTAAATAACGTACCTGGAGGATTAACGGGATCTCTAATAGGAGCTGGAAATCCAGGGGATAGTGGGTATGGTAGTTTAGCACCACTTTGCGGAGTAGGTGGAGCAGGGGGATCTGGCCAAGCAAGTGGATCGTTCACATCAGGTAGAGGAGGTGATGGGTGGTACGGTTGTGGAGGTGGAGGTGGTGGAGCTGCTACAGCAAACGTCGGTACAGCAGCAAATAGTGGTAAAGGCGGAGATGGATTAGTAATAATAACAGCAATATTTTAAATGTTAGATTTATCATACTTTCAGAATAGCGGAAATGTAAATACACAAACATTTACAAACGCAGGCGCTTGGGAAACATGGCTTAAACCAAGAGGTGCGAAGTTAGTGTACATATGGTGTCTAGGAAGTGGTGCTGGAGGTGGAGGAGGATTTCAAGTAAACTCTGCTACAAGAGGTGGAGGTGGAGGAGGTGGAGGAGGAGTACTTATGAAAGCTCAATTTCAAGCAAACACACTACCTAACTTATTATACATCTATACAGGAATTGGTGGAGTTGGAGGGACGGGAGGACCAACAGGAGTAACTACAACAGGTAGTAATGGAGAAAAATCATTCGTATGCTTAACACCAGAGACATCGTCTGTATCCAACATAGTAGTAACATCAGGCAACCTATCAGCTAGAGGCGGTCAACCAGGAACATCTGCAGCAGGTGCTGGAGGTGCTAGTGAAACCGTTGCAAGTGTAGCAAATGCTATATTCTTAAATTTAGGAACCTTCTTAACTCAAACAACAACAAACGGGCAAGGTGGAGGTGGTGGAGTAACAATAGCTAACATCCTCACAGGTGGAACAGGAGGAGGAGGAACAGCTTCTGGAGGTTCATTAGGAACAGCAGGTCCATTCCCAACAATAGCAGGAGGAACTGGAGGTACAGGAGCAAATAACGCAGGAAATGGAGCTAACGGAGTCGTGTTGTATAAACCAATATTAGGATTTACAGCAGGGGCTGGAGGAGGAGGTATTGCATCTGGAGGAACAGGAGCAGGTGGCAGAGGAGGAAACGGAGCATACGGTTGCGGTGGCGGTGGTGGTGGAAGTGCTCAAACAGGTACAGCTGGAAACGGTGGAAGGGGTGGAGATGGATTAATAATCATAACAACAAGTTTTTAATAATATGCTAGACATATTTAACATACCTGGACAGCAAGATAATGTAAAGACATTCTATACAGCCGGTACAACAGCTTGGCAAACTTGGAATAAACCAAGAAACTGTAAGTTTATTTGGATGATGTGTATTGGTGGAGCAGCTGGCGGTGGAGGTGGAAACGGGGCAGGGGCTGGTGGAGTGGTGAGAGCGCTATTCCAAGCTAACGTACTGCCTGATATTCTATACGTCCAGCCTGGACCAGGTGGTGCGGCATCAACGATCGGCAACAAAAGCTTCGTATCACTAACACCAAGCTCAGCAGCAGTCATCAACCTAGTGTGTACATCTGGAGCAGCGGCAGCTGGGACAGGTGGTACTCCAAACGGTGAAACAGCAGCAAGTGCTACAAACGCCGTATTACTAAGCTTAGGAACCTTCGTAGCAACAGCAGGTCCAGCAGGAGGAACATCCCCACTAGCTTCAAGCATTACTATGGGTGGAGCAAACGGAGGTCAAAACGGAGCACCACCGGCAAACTACGCAAGTATAAATTTAGGTACAACAGTAGTACCTGCACTAAACGGTGGAAACAATACAACCGGAGGAAAGGGTGATGATGGGTATTGGTCTTGGAAACCGATGTTTGGGACCGGAGGAATGGGAGGAGGATATAACGCATCCGGAGTTGGAGGTAATGGTGGAAACGGAGCATACGGTTGCGGTGGTGGTGGTAATGGAACCGGAACTGGTGGTAGTGGTACTGGAGGTAAAGGAGGGGATGGATTAGTAATTATAGTAAGTTTCTAACGAGCTATATTGTTTATCGAAAATACTATCTATTTATATTTATAAAACTGAAAAAGAAAATGCTTATCATTGCTTTAATTTGCGCAGTAGTTACCGGAGTAATAGTTCTTCGTCCTAAAAAAGTAGCACATCCAACAACTAACAGCACTGGATCAGTACCGCAAAGTACACCGATCACAACTCAACCACAAATCGAACTAGAGGAGCCAAAAGTAGACGGTCCAGAACTAACAATGGAGAATGCTCCAAAGAAAACGATGAAAGCAACCAAAAAGCCAAAAGTTACAAAACCAAAAAATAAAGTATAATGAACCAACAACTTACAGCAGAAGAGTTACAAGAATTTAAAGGTTACAGATCAGAAGCAACTCAACTAGCTTCTATCCTAGGAGAGCTAAATTATCAAAAAACACTAATTGAGCTAGAGCTAGAGAAGGTAAAACAAGCGGTTAAGACTTCAACTGAAGATCAGCAGAAGTTTATGAAAACATTAGGAGAGAAATACGGAGACGGATCTATAAATGTTGAAACAGGTGAAATTACCCCAATCAAGACGAGCTAAATCACAGCATAATAATAAATTAGGTTTTGCCAGTATCACCCGCTATTTATTAGCAGAAACAAATCATTAAAATGGCAGAAGCACTAATCTCACCAGGCGTATTCTTAAGAGAAAACGACCAATCTCAAATAACAGCAGGGCCAATTGCAGTTGGCGCAGCTTTGATAGGACCTACTGTAGTGGGTAAACCAAACATTCCAACTCTTGTAACTAGCTACTCGCAGTACAGAGCTAAGTTTGGTACAACCTTCATTTCAGGAGGAATTACTTGGGAGTACTTAACATCGCAAGCAGCTTATAACTACTTCCAACAAGGAGGTGAGTCATTGCTTGTAACAAGAGTTGCTAGTGGATCATACTTACCGGCAACTGCAAGTATTCCAAATAACACAGTAGCATATGCGACAGCTAGTTTAACACCAACGTTTGCTGACGGTGCAACTTTCCAGTTAACCGGATCAATAACAGGTCTATTCTATGTTACATCTAGTACAACTCAAGTAGACTCTGCACCAACATATTACGTTGTAAGAGGATCATCTGCTGCAGATACAGTAAATAACATTGCAAGTAAGATCCAATCACTAGTTACAAGTTTCTACGTAAGAGCGGCTGCATCAAGCACAACTCTAAACCTTACATCCGTAATTCCAGGCTCAGCTGGTAACAGCTTCGCTTTTAGAACAGGATCAGTAACTACAAACTTTGGTGGTGGTATTGAACCAACAGCTAGCTTTGAGCTAGAAACTTTATCTGTCGGTGAGATCATGAATAACAGCGGTGACGCATTATTTGCTACTAACGGATTACTACCATCAGGTTCATCTTCAAACGTTAGATGGCAGATTACACAAGCTGATACAGCAACTGGATACTTCACACTTCTTGTTAGAAGAGGTGATGACTATAATGCATCTCAAACTGTACTTGAAACTTGGACTAACTTGTCGTTGGATCCAAACCAAAATAACTACATAGCATACGTAATTGGTGATCAAACTCAAACTGTACTAACAGATGAGAGTGGTCAAGCATACCTACAAACAACTGGTAGCTATCCTAACGCATCTAACTACATAAGAGTTAAAGCAGTAAACACACCAACTCCTAATTACCTAGATTCTAGAGGAAGAGCGAAAGTTGAATACACAAGCTCAATTCCAGTAAACGGTAGTGGATCTTATAACGGATCATTTGGTGGAGCAGTAGGTGCCTTGTACGGTTGCTACAATATCGAGCCGTTGAACATGTACGAAGAGATTCCAACTGTACCGGCTACGACAGCAGCTTTGAATACACAAGGAGTATTTGCAACAAGCTACGATACAGCAATTAACTTGCTTGGTAACACTGACGCATACGCTTTCGATTCAATCTACGCACCTGGTATATCAAGCCAAAATGCTCCTAGTCAAGTAAGCGCAGTGCTTAGTATGGTAGCTGGTCGTGGAGATGCTATTGCAGTAGTTGATATGGTTGGATATAATCAATCAATCACAACTACAACAACCGAAGCACAATCATACGATAATTCATACGCAGCTACATACTGGCCATGGGTACAAATCAGATCAACTGAAACTGGTAGACGTAACTATGTACCAGCTTCTACAATCGTACCAGCCGTATACCAATACAACGATAGAGTAGCAGCAGAATGGTTCGCACCAGCAGGTTTGAATCGTGGTGGTCTTCCAACAGTAATCCAACCAGAAAGAAGATTGACTGTCGCACAAAGAAATACACTTTACACAGCTAAAGTAAACCCAATCGCAATATTCCCAGGACAGGGAACTGTAATATACGGTCAGAAAACTTTACAAGCTAGAGCATCTGCACTAGATAGAGTAAACGTAAGACGTCTGTTGATTGCACTGAAGAGTTATATTGGTCAAATTGCTGAAACACTAGTATTTGAACAAAACACAGCTGTTACAAGAAACAGGTTCCTGTCTCAAGTTAATCCGTACCTACAATACGTACAACAAAGACAAGGTTTGTATTCTTTCAGAGTTGTAATGGACGATACTAATAACACGCCGGATGTAATTGATAGAAACTTACTAGTAGGTGCTATTTACTTACAACCGACAAGAACTGCAGAATTTATCCAATTAGACTTCAACATCTTACCAACTGGAGTAACCTTCGGTCAGCAGTAAGATAAAACAATAAACAGATGAACAACAACACAAAAGTTAGACTTCGCTTATCTAAAGAGCTATTTGAATCACTTAGCAAACAAGTCCTTGCAGAAGCCAAAAAAATGGATATGTCAGGCGGTGCTTATACAGAAGCTGTAAAAACACCAAAGACTCCTAAAGCTCCAAAGTCTCCTGAGGTTAAATCAACCAACAAGATGAAGACGATGGGAGAAGAAGTAGGAGAGAGTACAATGGAAGAAAGCAAAAATCCTGAAATGGATAAAGTGGTTAAAAACATGGTTAACAAATTGACTAAGCACTTTGGACATAACGATCCTAAATCTACAATCGGAGCTTTGAAAGCAGCTTTAGATAGACTAGAAAAGTCGCACAAAGATAACGAAGAAGAGGAAGAGTAGGTTTTGTACTAACAGATATTTATATTAAACAATAGAGAAATGCCAATTCTAGATCCAAATGAAATAATGTTCACGGCGTTTGAACCAACAGTTCAAAACCGTTTCATCATGTACATTGATGGTATTCCATCATTCATGATTAAGAGCGCGACTGCTCCGAATATCAACCTAAACGAAGTTAAGTTAGATCATATCAATGTGTATCGTAAGATAAAAGGAAAAGCCGAGTGGCAAGATATGACTCTTAACTTGTATAATCCAATCTCTCCTTCTGGCCAGCAGGCTGTAATGGAATGGATTCGTTTGTCACATGAATCTGTAACAGGACGTGACGGTTACTCTGACTTCTACAAGAAGGATTTGAACTTGTCAATCCTAGGACCGGTAGGTGACGTTGTATCGGAGTGGATCATTAAAGGTGCATTCGTTAAGACATCAAACTTCGGATCTTATGACTGGTCTATAAGAAACAAATAAAGATTATGGCTGAGAAAATAACAATGCCGACTGAAACAATCAGTCTACCGTCCAAAGGAAAAGTCTACGAAGTTACAAACCCACTCTCATCAGGTACTATCGAAATGAAGTACATGACTGCAAGAGAGGAGGATATCCTAACAAATCCAAATTTACTAAGACAGGGAATCGCAATCGAGAAAGTACTTCAATCGCTAATCAAATCACCGATTCAATACGATGATCTATTACTAGGTGATAGAAACGCATTGTTGATTGCTGCAAGAATTTTAGGATACGGATCCAACTACTCATTCGAATATCAAGATCCAGAAACAGATAATAGAGAGCAGATCACAATTGATCTACAGCAGATCAAAGATAAAGTCGTAGATGAAAGTCTCTACAATAATAAAAACGAATTCGTATTCGAACTACCAGCTTCTAAGAACGTCGTAACGGTCAAGTTGTTAACAGTAGGAGACGAGAAAAAGATTGATCAGGAAATGAAGGGGCTCAAAAAAGCTAACCTACAAGCCGGTGAAATCACAATGCGTCTAAAGCATCAAATAACTTCAATAAACGGCGATTACAATCAGAAAGCTGTAAGAGACTTCATCGATACAATGCTACTTGCAAGAGATTCTAATGCACTCAGAACGTACATCGGTAGCATCACTCCAGATATCGATCTCACGGTCGACTTCAAGCTGGCAAACGGCACCGAAGTCAGCGACACACTACCTTTAACGGCTGAATTTTTTTTTCCCAGGAACTGAGTATAGAGCAATCTATAAAAGAGAGGTCTTTGACCTAGTTTATCACGGCGGAGGAGGGTTCTCTTGGTCGGATGTGATGGATATGCCTGTCTCTGAGAGGAAGCTTAATATTCGCTTTATAAACGAGCATTTAGAGAAAATTAAGGAAGCTCGTGAAGAGAGGGAAACTATTACAGCCAACAAACCTAAGGTCAGTAAACCCCCTGCCGTTAAGCAGAGTGAAGTCGCTCCTAAACCGACTTACACCTCTACAGTGAAATCTAGAAAATAACTATTTATTTACACTAGAACTAGATTTACATGGCATCACAAGACGATAAAGAGAAAGTTGGTCGGATAGACGAAAGCACCCTATCCCTACAAAACCAGCTAAAGCTGAAAGCTCAGATAAACAAAGCTGAGAAGGAATCTCTAAACATACAGAAGAAGCTAAACGTACTATCTCAGCAACAAGCCAGAGATGCTGCGGCATATTCTAGTGTATCAACAAAAATAAATAATCTAGAGCAGGATATATTAGCGAGAAGACGAAACTCAGCAAACCTAACAGGTAGAGCTCTAGCTGCTGAACAGCGAGCAATTGCGAGTAGAGAGAGAGCCTTAAGAACACAACAGACTATTGAAAAGTCCCTACTACAAACTGTCGGCGGTCGTATAAAAGCTGAACAAATAGCAAACGATAAGAGGAGGGACGCATTAGAAGCAGAAAAAGAACTAATAGAGGACATCAATAAACAGCGAACGGTTGGACAAAGATTCCTAGACCTTTTTAGATCGAAGGAAGAAAGGCAGAGACGGATTGACCAGGCCCGCTTGAAGGCGGGTGGTGGAACTAATGAAGGGCAGCCAGCAGCTGGTGGAGGTGAATTAGCAGCAGCAGGTCCATACGGAGCAATGGCTGCCGGAATCATAGCAGCGGTTGATAAGATGAAAGCTCCGTTCAAGGCATTAGCAAGTGCGATTAAAGACGGACTAACAGCACCGTTAAGCGAAGCAGCAGCGATTCTTGGAAGCGATAAAGTGGGCATCGGTGGTGGAAAAGTATCAGGAGCCGGTGCGACAGACATGCTTGGCGGGTTAAGTAAGATAGCAAGCACTATCCCATTTATAGGAGGATTATTAGGAGGTCTTATAAGCGGCTTCAAAACACTTTTAGATGCAGTCTTAGGAATAGACCAAGCCAACATGAATGTGGCTAGGAGTATGGGCATCTCGAAAAAAGAAGCTCAAGAGTTTAGAGCTAGAATGCTAGAAGTAGCAGATGCTCAAAATAACATAGTAGTTAACCAAACAAGATTAGTAGAATCCCAGTTGGAGTTAGGTGATGCTATGGGTGTTACTAATCAACTATCAAATAGCATACTTGAGAACAATGTTAAGTTGAAGGATATTATAGGACTTGAGCTAGGTGCTAGAAAAGCAATAGCTGAATCTAGTACCATGACAGGTAAAAATGCCGACGATATAACAAAGAATCTTGTTGGCCAAATCGGATATCTAAAACAGGTAACAGGCATCTCCTTTAAATGGCAGTCCATTTTATCTGAAGCAGGCAAACTATCAGGTTATTTAGGTCTCAACTTCGCAAAGTATCCAGAGAAATTAACAAAGACCTTGCTTACGGTAAAAGCATTAGGTTTCGATCTAAAAGGTTTAAATGATCAAGCAAATAGTTTTCTTGATTTTGAAAGTAGCATATCGAAGGAGTTCGAAGCACAAGTACTAACTGGTAAGGAAATGAACCTTACAAAAGCAAGAGAAGCGGCTTTAAACAACGACTTAGCAACATTAGCATCAGAAATAACAAAGAACGTAGGTAGTGAAACAGCATACCTAAACATGAATAGAATACAACAAGACGCCATAGCTGAGTCAGTTGGTATGACAAGAGATAGCTTGGCAGATGTGCTGAAGCAACAGAAGATTCTAAATGCGTTAGGTGAGAAGGATATGAAGTCTGCAATTGAAAGATTTAACGCAGTTAAAAACAACGGTACTGAAAGAGACAAATTAATCAAAAAGATAGGAGAGGAGAATTACGCAGAGTTGGAAAAGGTATCTATAGCTGAGAAGTTATCAGCTGTAATGGAGAGAATAAAACAAACCTTCATCGCATTCATAGAAAAATCTAAAATATTTGAATTCTTAACAGATGAAAAAAAGGTAAACGGCTTTATTAGATCAATCATCAACGGTTTAGCAGGAGCTATTGACACAGTGGGTGATATCTTAGCAAGCTTAATTGGTGCAATAGGATCATTACCGTTCACAGATAAAGCAAAGTGGCAAGGATATGCAGACGTAATACGTAGCGGTGCATCAAGCTTCTCAAGTGGAATTACATCAATCGGTGGTGGTGTCGGCTTAGCAGAGGGAGGTGTTGTAACACAGACTGGAATGGCCAAGGTTGATAAAGGAGAAGTGTACTTAGGAGCCAGCTCAATATCAGTACTAAAAGATCAATTAGATGCACAGAAGGAGACTAATAAACTACTAGCAGCACTTGTTAACCAAAGACAGTCTATAAGGATAGATGGTCGTGAGGTAGCGATCGCAAACGCAGAAAACGCAGGAACAATTTATCAAGGTCAAATGTCATAACCATGTCAGTACTAGAACAAATTCGAGATTCAAGACTAAGTAAAAACGGTCAAACAAGCATAACAGGTGTATTTGAAGGAAAGCCGGAAAACGTAGCCGCAGTAATAAGAGGTTACAGTGTTCCACGATCATCCACACCAGGAGTATTCAATACAAAGCCGTTAGACGTGGTTATAAATCATCCACCACAACCCACCTACTTAGATTATCTAAAGGTAACAAACCAAATATAAGATGCCATTAATAGACTTTAGAACAAATCTAACAAGCCTTCAATATGGCAAGGACAGGCCAGGTGGAGGAGATAGTGGTCAGCCCTATATCAAGTTCCCTATCGAGGGACAGCCGACTCCTGACATTCTGCAAACTTATTATGATATTAATAAGACGAGTTTAGACTTCCCAATAAGAGGTGGTGCAATATCGCAGCTACTAGATTCAACTGTAGCTGGCGCAATAGATAGAGATAGAATTCAAAAGTTTTTTAACGATGCACCACGCGGTACAGCTTTTATAGAAAAGCAAATCGGACTACAGTTAACAAATCCAAGAACACAGGTACCACAAGCACTAGCCTTTGTCGGCGGTACAATTGGTAACGCAGTATTACCAACAACACAAACGTACAATCCGCTAAACACACTAGCACAAGTTAGAGTACAAGGAACTGGGCTACATTTTAATAGACACGGTGTAACACCTACAATCTACGAGAGTGAGAGATTAACCTACGAAAACTTTGCTGGGAACCCTGTTAACAATACAGGAACTACAAATAGACTAGCCGTTCTAAGAGCTATAAAGCTAATAGGTGATACGGGGTTCACCATAGACCCGACTATATCAAGCGGTGCAGGCATAGATCCAGATTTAGTAGAAAGACTTGGTATATCAGTATTACAGAATCAGCTATTTAACTACTCAGGTGGTCCTGGCTCAGTATATGGGATTGGTACAACAATAATTAATAGAGTAACCAATACGGAACCAACCGCAGATCCTATTACAGACATCGCATACTCTACGATAGCGCTGACTTACCAACAACTAGCAGCCCAACCAACACCAAAAAGTAGAGCTCATCCAGAAGTAGACGATTATAGAAAAGCTGTGAATCTCAACGTACCTGGAGTTAATCAGCAACCTGAGTTTGAATATGAAGAAGAATCGTTAGAGTGGAGATTGGGAGTTGGAAATCCTGGACTAGAGCGCTCCGATCTATCAGTATATACAAACGTAAGCAAAAGAGCTCAAGATACCGTAAACTTACGATCAGCGTTTTATTACGACTCGGTAGATCAAACTCCATGGGAAGCGGGAGACCGTAAGCAGGATGGAATGACGACTACAGACATAGTCAAGTTCGCATTCGAGTGTTTGAGCAACGATTCACCAGGGTCTGCGGTAGGTCTGATTTTTAGAGCCTTCTTCGATGGTCAAATAACAGACAACAACTCAGCAGAGTATAACACTTTTAGATATTTAGGTAGAGGTGAATTATTCAGAACTTATCAAGGCTTCAACAGAAGCATCAGCTTCTCATTTAAAATAGCAGCTCAAACAAGAGATGAGATGAGACCGTTATACAGAAAACTAAACCACTTAATATCACAAGTATACCCAGACTACTCTCCAGGCACTAATTTAATGAGAGGAAACGTTGTTAGATTGACAATTGGAGATTATATTTACAGAATGCCAGGCTTCTTGGAAAACGTAAATGTGACAATAGATAATAGCACTACACCGTGGGAAATTTTATTAGATCGATTTGACGAAGGAGACTTAAGGCAGTTACCACACTTTGTGACTGTTGCATGTACATTCTATCCAATACTAGACATACTACCAAGGAGAGAAAAGCAAGGCGATAGCGATGTTCAGCTAATCGTAAATAGAGACGTACAGGTAAGAGAACCGGAACCAGCAACACCAGTAACACCGGCGGCACCAGTACAAACACCGCCGCCTGATTATGGACCTGTTGGACCGGTAAACCAACCACCAAACTATGGACCTGTTGGACCGGTAAACCAACCACCTCCGAAGAAGGTAGCGAAGAAGCGTAAGAAACCAACTCAAAAGACCGTACCTAAACCACAACAACCGCAAAAGTTCAACTTCGTAGAGCAGCTACCACCGGTAAGAGATAACACCAGAATTGCTGGTCCAGGACTTGCTAGTGGCATGGGAACGGCGGGTGGATTCTAAAAAAACAAAATAAATGGCATCGAGATACCAAAACATACCGATAACGAGATTAGATACAACTGGTAGTTTATACTATCAAACAAACCTATATCCAACAATACAACCTACTGACGCAGATTACTATGTTATTACGACAGCGGGTGATCGGTTAGATCTACTAGCCTACGATTTTTACAAGGATGTGAACTTGTGGTGGGTTATTGCATCAGCCAACGCATTACCAGGGGATTCTTTATATCCGCCTATCGGAGTGCAACTGCGAATCCCAACAAATATTCAAACAGTTTTAAGTACGTATAATACAGTTAATAATGTCCGATAGAGTAATGTTATCGAATGTGATCGGAGCTCCCTTCGATCGATATGTTTTAGCGCAGCTTTATATGAGAGCTGCACACAATAGTACTCTAGCGAGGACTACCGAGGATATACTATTTCTCGCTAATAAGACAGCTTGGGTTAAGATGGTATCATCTGTTAATATTGCACTACCGACCATAGACCCAACATCAACAGGCAAACAGCAGCAAGTAGCTGCCAACGCAGACCCAACAAAATTCTACCAAAGCCTTGGAATAGAGGACGTAAGCAATTATCCAGACGGAACAAGTTTAGCCAAGAGATGGATGCTAGCAGGTGGTACCTCTATTGCAAACGGAAACGGTATTGATTTAAGATTTGGACTAGGTGGAGAAGGAGCGTATGGAATGGGAGGTACACAGGAGCTAGGATTTAGACCAATGCCAGGCCTCACCTCAGTTACTATTGAAACAGCAGGTAGATTAGGATCACTTAGAATAGCCAATGTGAACTTCAAGGTTTGGAATATGAATCAACTTAATGCAGTTGAGGCTCTGTATTTCAGACTTGGATATTCAATGCTACTTGAGTGGGGACACACTCAATACTTTAAAAACGATGGTGGTTTTGAAACCAAGAACATCTACGGCATAGACGATCCGTTTAGAGCAGGGCTTAGAAAGGAAAATATCCAACAAGAGATTGTAGTAAAATCAAAGCGCACCGATGGTAACTACGATGGAATGCTTGGAATAGTTTCAAACTTTTCATGGGCTTTTAACCAGGATGGAGGATACGACTGCAGTGTTAAACTGATAGGTCTAGGATCTGTGATGGATTCGTTGAGAATTAATCAGGTGTATAAACTACCAGACGGTCTCATTAAAAAACTATTCCAAGCACAAACAGCTATACAAAATCAATTACAAGAGCAGCAGAGACGTATTCAGGAGCTTGAAGCAGAGAAAAAAAGACAAGAAGAAGAGGCAGCTGCAAAAGCATTAGCTGCAACAAAGCCACCTCCACCACCAAAAAATTTAGAAGAGCTATATAAACTCGCACAGGATAGGGACGACTACACCAACACCTTTAATCAATTTAAGACAACGTACACGTACTACGGCTCTTCTGCGGGAGTAGGAAAGCCAGAGCTCGGACCAGTCTCGGCAACCCGAGCTTACTACTATGCTGCTGAAAAGATTAAAGATAAAGGTGAGAGAGACGATTACAACGCAAGCACCTTTGGCTTGTTCTTGACAGGA